GCCCGTAGAAGCGCCGCTCGCGGTCGACAAGGAAGGTGCGCCCGTCGGCGAGCGCCACCCATAGGTTCGGGCCCCGCTTGACGATGCTGGCCACGCGCAGGTATTCGCCGGTGGATTCACGACGCAGGAAGATGGCGCGGCGGGTGTACTTCGCCGCGCGCCGCCAGGGGACGACTTTGAAGCGGGGGCCGCTCATGCCTTCGCCGCCAAGAGAGCCCCGAACATCACGCCGAGGGCGACGATGCAGAACCCGACGACGATGTTCGGCATGTGGTCGGCGAGCCAGCCGGCGCCAAGGATGAGGGCGGCGAAGGTGGTCAGGCCGAGGGTGACTGCGAGAGTGGTACGGAGGGCGCGCTCGCGAAATGAGCGTGAAGCGAAGGTGGTCGCCGTTGGACGTGTGCTAGAATCGCGAACGCCTGTGCTGTGATCTGGCAAGGTCCGGCTGGGTGCTGGGGTGCGGCTCACTTTGACAGGGGGGCCGCCCCCAGCTTTTTGCTGGGGCATATCATCTCCCGCATGATGCATGGTCAGGACTGGCTACGTCTCTCGGTCACTCCTTCCTCGTCGCTTGCGTGCGGTCGTGTCCGACTCTATAACCGTGCCTATACTCTGTCAAGCATTCTTTTCGGTGAGCAGGTGAGCAACCCTTTTCAGCTCGCGAGCGAAAATGAAGCGCTGGCCCTGAGAACCCCGCCGTTCATGCTCGATCTCATTGGCGTTGCACATGCGAATGATGGTGCTCTCGCTGGCTCGGTGGTCCACGCCCTCGTCATGCAATGCCTTCACGAACTCGCCTACGCGATATGGCTTGCGTCGCCCCGTCATGCCCCTCCCGTCTTCCCATCTGCCACGGGCGCCATCACACGATACACCCGCAGTCCACGGAAAACCCTCACTCTATCCGTTCCCTTGAACGCTTCACTTCCCGTGTTGCAAGGACGATACTAGCCCCTAGGGGCAACGCCAGAGGAGGGGCCATGAAGAGCGCCATCTTGACCGCACTCGTCACGCTCACTGTCGCTGTTGGATGCGGTACTCAGCAGGCGCAGGAGCCGACGCCGACGAACAAGCCGGCTGCGGTGACGCCGAGCGCAACGGCAGCGGTGCCCGAGCGCCACTACTTCGGCCAGTCACAGATCATCACTTCCGGGGCGACCTCCCTGAAGACGACGCCTCTGCGGATCATAGTCGCCAAGAACCATCCGGCAGACGTCGAACCCGTCCAGGTAGGCAAGGGATGGGTCTACGCAGTCGTCACCGTGCGCTTCAAGAACGTCGGCGAGAAGTTCTACCACTCTCAGGTCGGGATGTGGTCAGAGCTCCGCTGCCAGAAGAATGCCGAGGACAACGTTACCGGGGAGTGGCTCGGAGACATGCAGGGCAACTACGGCAAGCTCGAGCTGGACCCCGGGCGGCAGATGACGTGGCGGGTCACCTTCACCGTCCGCAGGACGGCCAAGCCGGTCTCGTTCAGTTACCAAGGACCGGGTGACCACGTCGACACTTGGTATGTGAAGTGAGGCGTCCCCTGTTGTAGACGCAGTACGGCCCGGACCTATGCCAGCATCCGGGCCGCAAGCTCACTTGCTGCCGCTCCCTATTCCGTACTGCGTGATGAAGGGCGCCAGGTAGTTCGTCAGGAACATGCCGATGCCGGCGATTACCGCCGTGACGACGATCTTCCAATCCTCGCTGCCCATACCGAAGATGTCCCACTTGAACGTCGCCAGCGAGCCGAGAAGCGCCCACAGGGCGACGACGAGAAGGGTCCAAGCCATGCGCTTGTATCCGTCCATGATCACCTCCCCCGCTCTCGCAGTTCACGCCCCACTTCTGAGGCGACGATCTGGTAGTGCTCGCGCGGGCTGCGCGAAGGCTTGACCCGGTAGCAGCCGCGCCCGCAGCGTTCGCGCACCATGGACGGGCTGAGTCCGGTGCGCGCGGCGAACTCGGCGACGGTGAGGTACCTACGCCCCCGCAGACGCCCCGTCACGGCGCGACAGACAGATAGAGGAACAGGATCGAGGCGACCGCGGCGACAAGAATGAAGGCCACGGCGAAGGTGTACCAGCCGTTATGCATCAGTTCATCTCACACCCACGGCCAGGGCGTCCAGCCGTTGGCGTCGTGAGCCCGTTTGCCGTGAGCCAGACTTGTAGGTCCGTGGTAGGGATTCCAGCGATTAGACCACCAGTCCGGACCGAACTGGAGAAGGCCCGCGTAGTAGCCAGAGAAGGCGTTAGGGTCGCCGCCGCTTTCGGTCGAGATGACAAGCATGAGGGTGGGAAAGTCGCACCATTGCCAGCCAACTCGCCTTGCAGACCGGACCCACCTTGCCACTGCGTTTCCGTACTGAGCGGTGTATCGCCGAGTCGCACTCTCGACATGGCGAGCCTCGCGGAGTCGCGCCTGAGCCCGGGCAACGGCGCGCTCGGCGTCGCGAACGTAGTGGTGGGCCTCGCGGACGGAGCACGCACCAGACGCCGCGCGAGCAGGGCTAGCAATGGCAGGCAGCAGAGCCCCAAGCAGAACGACCAGCGTGATAGCGAAGGTTGTTTTGCCATGACGCACCCGTACCTCCTTGGTGGCCTACAGAATCGGGGCCGCCGGCCGGACCCGGGACGAGAGGACCGGCGGCCCCAGCGGGAGATGACCGCATGTCGAGCATGGCGGCGCAGCGTGCGGGGTTCTATGAGAACTGACTAGGGGCGGCCGGCGGGGCGGAGGGGAGGCGGGCGACCCCGCCGGCCTATCGCAGGTGGGGCGCCTGCGTCTTTGCGGCGGCTAGGCCGCCTTGACCGTGACCGTGCCCTTCGCTCGCAGCAGCGGAATCTCCACGCCTCCGCTAGTCTTCGTGAGCCTTGTCACGATGCGGTACTTGCCGACTGCCGTGCCGCCGAGAGCGGCGAGCTTGGCCTTGCCGTAGTGCTTGCCGTCGACGGTCGACAGCGCGGCGGTGGTGAAAGACGCGGGAGCATCGACGAACGCGCTGCCGAGCGCGACCATTGCCGCCGCCGCCGTCCAGTCGGCGGATACATAGGTGAAGCCCAGCGCCTCGCACTCGACCTCAAAGACCACGTACTCGTCGGTACCAATGGTGTAAACTGCGTCGCTCATTTCTCATCCCTTCTCGTGGCGGCCTTCCAACCGCTCGGTTGCATGTCGGCCTCCCAGCCGCCTGCGCGAAGGTGGGCCGCCCACGCCTCGCCTTGCGTCTCCGCCGTCCAGCCTTCGGGCAGGATCCGCGCCTGCCAGCCGTTCGGCATGAGCGTGACCGCGAACACGAGGTTCAAGGCGATATCGCGCGTGCCGGTGACGCTGACGCGAGAAACGGCCTCACTGATGAGCTCAAGCTCGCGCGTGACGTTGGCGTTTTTCTGCGCGGCGACGGTGACCGACGATACGGCTTCGCTCGCGAGGGCGAGCTCCCAGACCGCGTGCGCGGCGGTGCCCGTCACCACGACCGCGGACTTCGCCTCGCTGGTCAGGTTCATCTCCAGCGTCTGGTGCGCGGCGGAGCCGGCGACGACCACGCTGCTGACGGACTCCGAGGCGAGCGCGAGCTCCCAGGTGGCGTGAACGATCGCGCCGGCGATGGTGACGTTGCTGACGGCCTCCGAGGCGAGCGCGAGTTCATGGGTGGTGCCCGACTCGGCAACGGAGCCCGCGACGGTGACGGCGCTCTTAGCCTCCGAGGCGAGGGCGAGTTCAAGGACCTGGTGTGCGACGCTGCCCGCGACGACGACCGCGCTCTTAGCCTCAGACGCCAGCGCGAGTTCCTGAGTGACGCCGCCCTCCGCAACGCTGCCGATGACCACCACGGCCGAGACAGCCTCCGAGGCGAGGGCGAGTTCCCAAACGGCGTGGCTGACGCTGCCGACCACGACGACCGCGCTCTTAGCCTCGCTGGTCAGAGCCAACTCGTGCGTGACGCCAGCCTCGGCAACCGAGCCTGTGATGACGACCGCGCTGACCGCCTCGCTGGTCAGAGCCAACTCATACGTCGTGCCGCCTATCCCCTTGATGGAGACAGCCCAGCCGATGCCCCACTCAGTCGAAGACGGCGTGACCGTGTAGGTCTTGGCTCCAGCCGAGGCTTCGCTTCCGGTAGCCGCCCCGAGGTAGATGTAGCCAGCGGAGGCGACGCCGAAGTCGAGTCGTTCGGTGAGGCCGTCCCAACTGGTGAAGCTGCGAGCCGCACTGGAGTCGATGCCGCAGAAGACGGCGACGACGCAGTCGTTTACAGACGTGGTGACGGAGATGTCGTGCGTAGCTTCGGAGCTCGTCGTGCCGCCGCCGGTCGGTGCTGTCGAATGATCGACGTGAGGCGTGCCAACGGCATCAAGCGCGCCGTGCAGGGCGACCATCGCAGCGGCCCAGTTGGTGGTGCCCGAGAGTGAAGCGCCGAAGTCGTCCGCGCTGGTGCCGTCTGCGACGCGGGTGAACAGCCAGGCGCCGTGGTTGCCGCTGACGACGGGAGCCGAACCGATAGTGCCGCCTTGACAGGTCCAGCCCGTGACGGTATTGAAGTAGCGCGAGGTCGAGTCTTGGGTCACCTCCACGATGAGGAGGTCGCCCGACGCACGCCCTGTGGCGCTGGCAGAGAGCCCCATCGGCCCGGAAGAGGGCGTATCGACCGCAGAGGTGTTGGACGTTACCCCAACGTAGGCGGCCGGGGTGCCTCCGCCGGCCTCTCCTCCAGTGACCTCGATAGCAGACTTGGCCTCGCTCGTCAGTGCCAGTTCGTGGGTAGTGCCGCCGGCCTCCGTCACGCTCCCGGCGACGACGACCGCGCTATTGGCCTCGGACGTGAGGGCGAGTTCTAGGATCTGGTGGCTGACACTCCCCGCGACCGTGACCTCCGACTTGGCCTCACTGGCGAGGGCCAGTTCGAGCGTCTGGTGGGCGACGCTGCCGGCGACGACCACCGAGGACTTCGACTCTGAGGTGAAGGCGAGTTCATACGTGGCCGGAGCCTCGACGACCGTGCCTGCAGCGACGATCGCGCTCTTCGACTCACTCGTAAGGGCAAGCTCCCAGGTGGCATGGGTGAGCGTCCCAGCGGCGACAATGGCAGAGACGGACTCGGAGGTGAGGGCCAGCTCGAACGTCGTCCCGGTCTGGACGATGAGGATGACAATGCGCGTGTCGGAGAGCGTGACGGTGCCGGTGGTCGCGGGCTTGTAGCCAGCCACGCGGTTGCCGTCAGTAGGTGCCGTCCAGCTACCAGCACTCCTGACCAGCCCGCGTGTCGCAGCGAAGTTGGCGACCGAACTGCTGCTGATGGAAGACGAGGCAGCAGCCGTGTCTGAGGCACCTACATCACCGACGCCGACGCTCGTCTCGTTGGTGGCGTCGAGGCCGGTGGACTCGGTGTAGTAACTGGCCCCATCGTAGTGGCTACTGTTTAGCTGGATGCGCTGGTAGCCGCTGGTGTGTGAACCGGTGCCCGAGTCGGCGTGCCTGACCCGTGCGTGGATGGCGAACTTCGACAATCCGGCGGCGTTGGAGAGCTTGACCATCACGCAGATGCCGCCGAGGAACTGTTTGCGGGATGACGTAGCACCACCCTTGATGACACCGTTGTAGGTGTTCCCGTCGGTGAGGTTGGCCTTCACATCTCCGGTCTGGAGCAGGGTAAGATTGGCCGTCGCCACCGTGCTCGTTTCTGCCCCGGTGAGCGCCGTACCTCCCGTCCCGGCAGCGGTGAAGGTTTCCAACGTGGAGTAGGCGGTGTAGCTGGCGTTCTGCGCCATCGCCAAGTAGTTGATAACCACCGCCGAGATATCGGCCCATTCGGCGGCGACGTACTTCCAGCCCGCATAGAACCTTGGCGTGCCTTCGGCATAGGTGGCGGTGTACTTGGAGTCGATGAGATCGACAGTGGCGTTGTCGGCCAGCGTCGCGGAGAAGCCACCCGAGAGCATGGGGATGTAACTGACGGCCTTGGTCGGGTTGGTGATCTCCACCTTGACGCTGCCTGAGTAGACGAGCAACGTCGCTGCCGTCCCGGCGCTGGTCCTGATGAAGTAGTAACCGAGTCCGTTATAAGGCGTGAACGTGCCCCGGTAGGTCGTGCGCGTCTGGCTGTTGGCGGGCGAGAGGGTACAGACCGAGGTGAGCGAGGCGACCGAGTTGATGGTTGTCGAGTAGACCAGTTCGACGGTCATGCTGGCAGCCGTTGTGGTGACCGTCGCCTCGAACGTCCACGTCAGCGCGTCCCCGGCCCACTCCGCCGTATCGATGGGCTGCTGCGTGCGCCACCAAGTGACTGCCCCGGCGGCGTTGGTGAGGCCGAGGTTGACGAGCGGTATGAAAAACTCAGCCTTGGGGGCCATCAGGTGCCCCCGAGGTTAGTTCGACTCGTCGATCGAGATTCCGAAGCCGTCAGCGGCGATCGAGAAGGTGTCGCCGGCGTCGATCTGGATATCGGCCGTCAGTTGGTCGATGGCGTAGTAGTAGCCGATGCCACCCGATGCCGTGTCGACGAGGGCGGCGTAGCGGCAGAGTCCCCAGGCGGTGCCGGCGGCCGCCCAGCCGTTGAAGGCGCTGGAGTTGTGGATGTGGTAGCCGGTGCCGACCGAGGCGGCGGCGTGCCAGGCACTCGCGCTGGTGACGGCGAGGCGCGCGTAGTTGGTGCCCGAGGTGGAGACCTCGGTGCCGCTGGCGCCGGTGTAGAGGTTGAGCGCCGTGGCCGAGGTGAAGATGGCGATGTAGGCGGTCGCCGGGACGCGGCCCGAGGTCGACTGGTCGGCTATGCCGAGATGGTTGAGGAATTGCTGCTTGGTGTAGTTCGTGAGGCCGGCGGCGGTGGTCGTGTCGAGCTTGTACTGCTCGGCTGCGGCGGCGAAGCGCATCGTATCGCCCGAGGCCGGGTCACGCGGCGTGGTCAGGGCGGCGCCCCAGAGGAAGGTGTCGGCTGCGCTTTGCAGCGAGCCGCCGTTGACCGTCGCCCAGTCGGAACCGACCGACCAAGAGAAGGCGCCCGTCAGCTTGTTCTGGAGGACGTAGCCGTTGGTCAGGGTGACGACTTCCCAGTTGGTCGCGCCGCGGGTAGCGGTCTGACCGCCGGCAGTGTAGCCGGTGCCGGTCAGCTCCGTGCCGCCGGTGCCTGCTTCAAGGTCGGTCGGGGTCGTCGTCCAGAGCTTCGTCTTTGGATCGCCGGGGTCCCACGTCGCCCGCCTGAAATACCAGTCGAGGAGGTTCTGCTCGAGATAGTTGGACATTCCAGCCATGAGGTCTCCTATCCGTTGATCTTCGTGCGTTTGCGCCAAGCCGTCAGGAACTTCCACCACTTCGGCTTCACGGTCGGCACCTTCACCTTGACCGTCTCGCCCGTGGTCAGCGGCAGCCCCGCCGTGACCTTGTTGTACGGGTAGTGGTTGCCCGGGCAGGCGGTGGCGTTGCCGGGCGCGTCGCGGTGGCGGATGTCGGCGATGCCGCGACGCCGCCTGTGGATATCGTCGTGCAGCCACTGAAGCGCCTTGAGCTGCTTCGCGGGCATCAGCAGGGTGGTATGGTAGTTACCCTCGGCGCAGACGCCCAGCCAATCATTGTGCCCGAGGCAGTGCGCGCCCATGGCCCACTCCGGGCGCCCGCGATAGATCTTGCCGTCGGTGCGCACGTAGTAGTGGTAAGCGATGCCGGAGTCGCCGATTGCCACGTGCGTCGCGTGTATCTGCTGCGGACTGCCGGTGCCGGCGGCGTGATGCCAGACGATCTTCGCTGGCGGCCCCGTGCGATGCACGAGCGCGTGCGCCCACTTGTACTGCTCAGGAATGACGTTCACTGTGCCTCCTCACTTCATCACCGCGTCGCAGAGCCGCGACGACAGTCCCTGCCAGTACTTGGTCATCGCCAGCGCCGCGTCCGTCTGCTCGGTCGCTCTCACAAGCCTGTCCACAAGCGCCTCAATCACCTGCGCGTCGCAGCGCAGCGGACCCTCTAGGTAGCAGCCCTCGCAGCGGACCTCGCGCCCGTCCCGGCAGCAGCGGCACCAGGCGGCCAGAGCGCCGCAGGAGACGCCGGCACGTTGCAGACGCTCAGTGAGGGTGATGTTCACGGCGCGTCCGGACTCGCGCTCGGGACGATGAGATGTACCTCGCCACCTGAGTGGATGATGTCCTCTTCGACCTGCTGGGCGGCGCACGACGAGGCCCAGTAGGACACGCCCCAGACGACGACCGCGCCGACGGCCAGCGTCAGCAGCCACTTGACGATGCTCCAGCCGAGGATCATCTCGAAGACGGTGCGCTGGTCGCCGGTCGGGAAAGACCCCTTGCGCTTGTCCACGAACGCCACGTCCGGCGGGTCATCCTCGCGCCGCGGCGGCGCATGGTGCGAGGCCATGTGGGCGGCGTGGACGGGCGCGTGCTCGGCGCGCACGATCCTCTCGATGCGTTCCTGACAGTGCTCCGACGATTCGCGTCGCCAGTCCTGCAGCTCGCGGATGGCGAGGTCGCGGACTACGGCCTCGGTGCAGTGCGCTTGCAGCACAGCGACGGTCTCCTGATGCCGCGCGACGGCGTCCTGGTCGACGGCCTGCAGCATCCCGTACACGATCTGCGGCGTGAGCTCGTCGCCGTTCTGCTTGCCGACGAACTTCTGTACCTCGGACTCGAAGCGGTCGGTCATCGGCGCCGCCTCGGCGCATGCCAGCCGCTCGGCCCCAGGATTTCGCCGGGCGCACCCTTCGGCGCCGGACCCGCGACGCCGAGCTCGGTCAGCTGCTCCAGCAGCAGTCCGTCGGCCATGCCCACGTCCATGTCGACGTAGCCGGTGTCGGCGGTGACGTGCGCCCGCGTGATGAGCAGCGGCCCGGCGCCGCCCTGCTGGCACTCCGCCCAATCGCCGCCGTGGATGTAGGGCACGGGCTTCGTGCCGCCGCCGTACACCGGCACTGTCGCGCCCGTCAGGGACGCAGGCCCGCTCGACTCACCCGCCCCCAGGTGCGCGGCCAGCCGTTTGGCCAACGCCAACGCCTTCGCGGCGGTGTAGTTCCTACCGGACCAGTCCACTGTCAGGACCGGCGAGGTGCCGCCCATGAAGGCGCTGCCGGTCGTCCAGCCGGGCTCGGTCGAGATGACCTGTGCGGGCGTCCCGGCCGGATAGGCGGTCCTGCCGACGCGGCCATAGATGAGGCGCACGGCGCGGGCGATGTAGCTCTCGGGATGCTGCGTCACGTCCCATGTGACGGTCGGGTCCGCGGCGTCGATGCTGTAGCAGGTCGCCAGGGCGCGGATCGTGGTCGGGCTGGTCGGCAGCGGCTTCGCGCGGAAGACGCCCTGGTGAAAGCCCCACTCAACGAGCACGTCGGCCTGCATGGCGAGGTCCGCCAGCACCGCCGTGGGGTCGGTGTAGGGCCGCACCACAAGGCTCGGCAGAGCGTTGCCGATGGTGGCCGTGCTGGAGCTACCGTGCAGGCCGACGACGTTCGCAACCGCGAGCATGGCCTCGTCGATGGTCTTCTCGACGGTGCCCGTGTAGACGATGCAGTTCTCAAGCTGAATGAAGCGCTCGGCGGTCGTCTTCGTGCCGCCGGCCTTGTTCGACCACAGCGCCAGCGCCACGTAGCCCGCGCCGTTCGCGCCGCCGAAGGTGTAGTTGAACTCGGCATTATCGTCCTTGGTGTTCGTGGTCCACTGGTGAATGACGGTGTAGGGAGTGCCGGCGCCGGTCGCGTTGAGCGAGTTCGTGTACTTGGCGACCCAGATGAGCGCGCCGTTCATGTGGTCGCGGAGGTCGTAGCTGACCGTGCCGCTGATGCGCTTGACGCCCGTCATCGGCCCGCCGTTGGCTATGAGCAGGTGTTCGGCCCCGAGGTAGGGCACGTACCCGCAGATGCCCGCGCGGTCATGCGGTACCTTGGTATCGTCGCCGACGCGGATGTCGATGCGGTCGGAGGTGTCGACCGCGTAGCATTTGGGGTTACGCTTGTTGGCGAACCACTGCGACTCGTCGGTGTCCGTGGCGATGTACCCGAGGTCGGTGCGGTTCTTCGCCACGTCCAGCGCGCCGCCGCAATCGACCGTGACGACGGCTTTCTCGCCCGCGTAGCCGGCGCGCGGGTCGGTGAGGATGTAGCCCTTGTACAGGACGGTCGGCACGGCGTCGAGGGTGTGCGTGACGACGACCGCCGGGCCGTGCAGCAGCTCCGGGAACTGCGCCTGTGGGTTGAACGGATCGGCGACCTCGAGCCAGAACGAGGCCGGGCCGTCGCCGAGCAGGGTCGACTCCCATTCGAGGCCGTGGACGGAGGCGGCGCGCTCGGTGCCGGCGATGGTGACTGAGAGGCCGCCGTCGAAGAGGGACGTGTAGGCCACCTCAGTCGTCTAGGATCAGATTGATGGAGGTCTTCAGCGCCTGCCAGCAAGTGTGGCAGAGATCGAGTTGCTTGAGCTTCCCAGTGGGGCGACTGATGACCACGACGGTCGGCTGCGTCGTACCCATGTCAGCATCGCAGCCGTCGCACGTCCAATGGTTCACCACTTCGTTAGCCATCACTTCACCCCGTCTTCGATGACCTCGATGTCGGCGGTCTGGTCGTACTTCGCGCGCAACTCATTGAGTTCTACTTGAGTGATAGCGAGTTGCCTTGTCAGGTCACCGATGGTGTTCTGCAAGATGACGATCACTGCGTTGGCATCTGCCATGTGTTCTCCTTAGAGTGCGGTCCTCGTAAACGCCGTTGACAGAGTGTACTTGTAGGTCGCGTTCGATACCGTCAACGTGTAGGCAGTGGAGTTGAAGGTGATTTTCAGGCGGTTGCCCGTCGTGTTGTTGTCTTGTATCCAGACGCCGTCCGCAGAGCTCCAGCCACTAGGCGTACCGGGAAAGTCGGTCTGCGGGTGGATCTTGCCGTCAACGTGAAGGCCACCCGATACGTCGACCACCGTGCCGGTGAGGGCGACCGACGCGGGGATTGTCACCGTGCCGGTATCCCCTCCAGCGGCGGTGATGGTGTTCGTCCACAGCCTCGCAACGCCGCATTCAGAGGTGACCACGAGCACGCCGGTCAGCGTAGCGTGTGCCGAAGAGTCGCCGATTTCCAGAGAGCAACTGTTGCCGTATTGGTACACGCTGCCCGTGGTAGCCGAGCCGATTCTGATGTACGAGGAGCCGCCCCACAGTTCAACGCGACCAGCGTTCTGCCCCACGTTGACAGACGCATTGTTCCCGTTCAACGCGACCCAGTTGGCGGTGTCAACGGTGTTCAAGCTCATGGCTGGTCCACCGTGACCACAGTTTGTGCCCTGGAACAGCACGAATGCAGAGTCTGCGCCAGCTGTCGAAACCTGGATAAAGGCACTCGCAGTCTCCCCCGCGACCCCGCTGTACAGACTGATACGGTCACGCAGACTGTTCGTCATCTCGATGCGGTTGCCCGAATCGTAGGTGCGGATCGTCCCGCCCGTGATGGTAGCCGAGGTCAGCTCGACGGCCACACTGATCGTCCCGGCCGTGAGCTTCGCCACGTCCAGCGTGGCGATGACGGCGTTGTTCATGGTCACGAGCTGCCACGAGGTGCCGCCCTGGCCGACGTACTGCGCGATGACCTGATTGGCCTCGCCGCCGGTGCCGTAGCGGAACCACACGTCGCCCGCGAGGTTGGCGGTCGCGCCGGGCACGCCGGAATCGTAGAAGATGCGGTTCTTGCCGTTGGCCGAGGTCTGGATGACGCCGTAGACGGTGCCGAGGCAGGTGAAGCTCGTGGAGGTCGCGCTGCCGGCCTCACTGTAGACCTTGATGACGCCCGTCACCGCGCCCTCGGGGACGTAGGCGATGAGGCTCGTGGCCGACGCGGCGCGGAACACGGCCGGAATCTCAGTCGCGCCCGCGCCCGTGAAGGTGACGCCGGTCACGACGACGAGGCCGGCGGCCGTCCAGAAGTTCGTCCCCGTGATCGTGATGAGCGCCTGCTCGCCAGCCGACGTGGGCGTGAACGACGTGACGGTGGGGATGAGGCCCACGGGGTAGGTGAAGTTGTCGTTCGCCGTGTTGGCGCTGATGCCGTAGGCGTTGACCACGGCCACGTCGACGACGCCGCTGCCTGCCGGGGTGGTGACGGCCAAGGCGGTATCGGAGGTAACGGTGAACTGCGCCAAGGCGGTGCCGAAGAGGACGGCCGTGGCCGTCGTGAAGCCGGTGCCGTTGACCGTCACGGCGTCGCCGCCGTCGTTGTCGACCGCCGAGCTGGGGACGACGGAGGTCACCGTGGGCGCGGAGCCGCCGCCGCCGCCGGGCGGTCCTTCGTAGGTATCGTAGGTCCAGTTGCTACCGACCGTGGGGGTGCCGCCAGGGGTCGTGACCTTGACCGAGACGGTGCCGCTGCCGGCCGGGGCGTAGGCGCGTATCTTCGTGCCGGAGACGACGGAGAAGCGCGTGCCCGCACTGACGGCGCCGAACTTGACCGCTGAGGTGTCCTCCGTGAAGCCGGTGCCGGTGAGGGTGATGAGGGTGCCGGCGGGGCCGCTGGCGGGGTCGAGCGCGGTGACGGTCGCCGCGGCCATCAGGGGATTCGATTCAGTTGCACGTCAAGGATCGTCCAGAAGGCGACGGCCACGCCATCGTCCATGGCGTAGGTGACGCGCGGCGAGGCGACAATCTGGTAGGTGACGCTACCCAAGACGAGGTTCTTCGGTGAGGCCGCCGTGCAGGCGTCGATCTTCGTATTGATGGCTTGCACCTTGCTGTCAAGGTCGGAGAGGCTGCTGCCCTTGCATCGGATGGGCAGGACCACGGGAACGTAGTATGCCTCGCTGACGTTGGTCTGAGTGAGGGCGCCGCTGTAGGAGCGTTGTTCGTCAAAGGTCTTCAGCTTGGCGCCCATGCTGGCGCCGACCCAGAGGATGTAGCTGGTGCCGTTGTTCAGGTCGAGTCCGTCGAGAGTGCAGGTGAGGAGCGCCATCAGCGGCCACGCCGTGAGCGCGCGAGACTGCGGCCGACTGCACGCTCAACGTGCGGCGCCAGGATCTCGCCGACTTCGCGGGCCGTGCCGATGAGGGTAGTGCCGCCGGGGACGACGACGTTGACGTTGATGGTCATTTCGCCGCCCGATATGCCGGACGCCGCCAGGTCGGCGAGGCCGCGACTCGGGCTCCTGTGCGCGACCACCGTCTCGCGGCCGTGGGCGACTATGGGATACCCGCTGGCGGGGCCGTTGATCCCGCCGCCGAACGCCCGGTCAGGCGGGCGGTACCCAGGCGGCATACGCCCCTTCCCAGCCTGCGCGGCGCTGCTGGCGGCGCGGCTGATGGCACCCCACGCATCGAGGATGGTGTTGACCACGCCCGCGATACGGTTGACCACGCTGAGGATGTCCTCGAAGGCAGACACTATCTCCGCTTTGTGGTCGATGATGTAGGCGCCGAACTTCTTGGCCGCGTCCCAGCTCTTCTTCAGGTAGTCCCAGACGTTCTGCAGCTGCGGGACCATCTGGCCGATGGCCTTCTCCCAGCCCTTCTTCTCAACGAGCTTGCGGAAGCGGGCGACCCATCGCGCAGTCACGCGCAAGGCTCCTATGAGCGGCCCTGAGAGGGTATTGATGATCGGCACGAGGGCGGCGTAGGCGTTGACCTTGATGCCCTGCCAGAGCACGGAGATGTGGCGCTGATTCTGGCGGTACTTCTTGAAGGCGTCCACGGAGCGCGTGCCCATGATGAGGCCGGCGTCCTTCAGCCACTTCGTGAACTTGGCCATTTCCTCGCGCGACTTCACGATCCACGGCAGCATCGTGCGTGCGCCCTTGCCGAAGAGAAGTGCCCCGATGGCGGCGCGTGTGGCGGCGTCCTTGACGGCGGAGAGTTTGTCTCGTGCCTCGCCGAGCACGTCGTCCATCTTGCGCCAGTCGCCGTCGGCCTCCTTGAGGCTGATGTGCAGGCGGGAAAAGCCCGTGATGGCGTCCTTCTTGGCGGTGCGCGCCTTGTCGAGCGCCTTGTTGAACATGAAGACGCCGGTAGCCCCGGCCTTGGCCTCGACGCCGGCGAGCTGGAACTGCCCCGCGAGCTTCGAGGACAGCGCGTAGCTGACGCCCGTGAGGCGGTTCATCTCGACGACGCGCCCCATCCAGTCCTCGTAGGCGGCCTTGGCCTTGAACACGAAGACGACGAGGCTGGCCATGGCCGCCACGAGGGCGGCGATGCCGAGGGTCACGCCGGACAGCGCGATGCCGGCCAGGGCGCCGAACTTGCCGAAGCTGGCCCCTAGCGTCTTGAGCCCGGTGCCTGCCTTGGCGAAGTGTCCCGTGAAGAGGTTCTTGAAGATGTTGCCCATGAGGCGCAGGCGGCCGCCGAAGGTGTGCACGTCGGCGCTGCCCTTCTTCAGGGCGCGTGAGAGGCCGCGGTCCTTGCCGACCAAGCCGACCTCTATCTCATTGGTTGCCATGACTCGCCCTCGCGTATTCGTTGTGCTTCTTCACGGCGGCGGCCCACTCGCGCATCGTCAGCTCGCCGACTTCGGGGAGCGTCCAGCCGAAGGTGCGCGCGATTTCGAGGCGGTCTTCGAGCGAGGGACGCTCCGGCGCCTCTGCGCGCGATTCTCTAAAGGGTCCGCAGCCTCGACAGCGGCGCTCATGGCCGCGTAGAAGCCCTCCAGCAGTTGGCCGTAGGAGAGCGACTCGGAGAAGTCCTCGAAGGTGACCTTCTCCCTGCGCCGCTCGGTGATCCACGAGAAGCCCAGCAGCAGCACGGGGTCGATGTCGAGCAGGGACTCGGGACGCCAGTCGTCCGGCGGTTCCCACCCTTCCTCGTCGACCTTCTCGCCCCACTTCTGGCGGGCCTCCGAGCTGGCCTCAGAGAAGGCCGCCTGAATGCGCGAGCCGGCGGCCTCGGGGTTACACTTCGTGGCCTCGCGGAAGGCGAGCACCTCGGCGACGTGCCACTCGTCGATGTTGAGGTCGATGTCGACGTGACGCTTGGCGACCATTTATCCCCCCCAGGACTTCTGTTCAATGTCCAGATTCGTGCTCTTGACGGTGACGGCGACGCCGTGCTTGGCGCCGATGTCGGCGAGGCCGTGGGCGTAGGTGGAGCCAACGAAGTGGCGCAGGTGGTAGGCCTCGTTCCAGATGAAGTAGCCGCGCGGCTTGCGGGGCTTGTAATAGATGAAGTGGCCCTTGCCACCGACGCTCACGTTGGCGAGGCGCTTGCTGCCGCCCATGGCGCTCAGAGCGGCGTGGCCGCGGTTGGCGGCGCGAATCACTCCTGCCCCGCCGCGATGCCAGAAGGAGGTGCCGCCGAACTCCTGCAGGATCAGGTAGCCGCCGGGGTCGTGGACGCCGACGGCGGCGCGGGCGAAGGTAGCCTTGCCGTAGACGCGGCGCTTCAGGGTGCCGGGCGGCTTGTGCGAGTGCGAGTCCTTGGCTGAGCGGTGGCCCATGGGCGCATTCCGCTTCACGTCGACCACGGCGCGGCGCTGGATCTTCTCGTTCACGCCGCGCATCTCCTTGCGGTAGCCGGACATGCCCTTGAGCGCCTTGACCAGTTCGTCAACGCCCGTGTACTCGATGCTGTAGCCGCCGGTCGCCATGGGTCAGATCGTGGTCGCCGTTTCGATGACCTCTACCTTGTAGGGCAGGTCGGTGCCGTTGCTGCGCGCCTGGATGGTGAGCGTCTGCGGGCTCGGGCCATCGGCGGGTGCGCCGTCGGGCGGGTCGCTGACGATGTAGCCGTCGGGGATCGTGATGCGCAGCGTATAGGGGTAGGTCGTGGCGATGATGGCGCCGACGTACTCGACGATCCAGGCGCGGCCAGTGTCGGCGGCCATGTCGTCGAAGGTCATCGTGAGGTCGGAGAGGTCGATGCCCAGCTCGAGGGTCGCCTCACGGTAGCCGGCCTCGATGGGCTCGATGCGCTTGCCCGTCGAATCCATGTAGCGGCCGTCGGTCTTCAGGTTGTTGTTGACCGCGAACTTCCAGTCACGGACGCCAGCCAGCGCGGTGCCGGCACGCTTCACGACGCCGGCGTTCGTCCAGAAGAAGGGCACGTGCTCGGCGGGCGCCGAGTAGGCAGCCAGGTCCGTGGCGTGCGTGTATGACTGCGCATCGAGGTCGAACGAGCCCTTGACCGGGCCGCCCGCCTCACCGGAGAGCTCGAAGCCGGTGCACTTGCAGCCGGCCAGGGTGAGCGGCTCGACGACGCCCGCCTTGGTGACGTAGCCGCCCTGCATCGTGAGGCTCGATTGCGAGGCTACCTGCATGGAGCCCGGCTGGAAGGTCGCGAGGTAAGCGGTGGTGGCGGCCTGTTGCACGCAGGTGGGCGTACCGCCGACGGCCCAAGCCAGCAGCTTGAGCAGGCCTTTGCGCGTGAACTCGACAGACAGTGAGCCCTCGCCGCCGTCGTTGTACATCACGTCGCCGGTGCTCGAACGGGTGATGAGGCCGGGGGAAAACGCCTCACTCTCGAAGCGGCCGATGCGCGGCTTGAAGCCCATCGGCGGGATGTGGCGGACGAACTGCGCGACCGTGACAGCGGTGCCATGCGCGGTCTCGACGCCGTAGCCGACTTGGGCATCTGAGCCCCGAGGTAGACGGGTTACAGTATGAGCCATTCGGACTCACTCTCCTTTCGGCTGAGGCGCCTTGCGCCAGAGCGGCTGCAGGAGCAGTCCGGCGGCGACTTCGGCAGGGACGTTCGTGGGCTTGCCGGGCTCGACGATGAGGTGAGCGTCGGCGACGTAGACGGGTTCGGGGCCGCTGTAGACGAGCTTCACGGTCATGCCTCCTGCACGATGCGTGCGCCGTAGGAGATGGTCACGGAGGCGGCGTAGTAGTGCGCCCCGGTGGAGCCGATAAGGGTCGCCTCGTTGGCCTCTTCGCGGAAGCGGTAGGGCGGCCCGCTCCAGGACACTGAGTCGTCCACGGTGGGGTCGCCGCCGGCCGCCTGACTCACGGCGGCGATGGTCTCGGCGAGCAGTTCGGAGGCGCGGGCGCGGGCGGCCTCGATGGCTTCTTCCCCGGTGCCCTGCACGGTCGCGTCGGCGACCACGCGCAGGGTGCCGGCGTCAGTGAGGAGGTCAAAGTGCATCGCCTCGGAGGTGGACTCGTCGGCGGCCACGGCGAGGCCCTCGAGGGCTTCGGTGCGCCGCGGGCCGGTGGCGATGTCGACCTCGGCCAGCGGCGTCCAGGCGAGCAGCAGGTCGCGCAGCGCGGCCGGCATCGTGAAGAGGCGCGTGGGCAGGGTGGCGCTCATGCGACTACCACGGTCTCCTCTTCGTACTCAGACAGGATCGCGTCGACTTCGTCGTCACCGGTCCAATGCGGGCGCTTGCCGGGGTAGGGGAAGCGCGCTGGTACGCCGGCTTCGGTGTAGTCACGGGCGCCGAGGGGCAGGTCGCCTTGCGCCAGGATGCGCACGCAGTACAGCAGGGCGGCGCGCTTGATGAGGACGGGGACGGAAGCCCAGCCGTACAGGTAGGTGACGGACACGGCGAGGTCTTGGTAGCCGGTGGAGCTTGACCAGAGGCCGCCGTCGGTGCGCACGAGGCGCCCGCGCGGCTGCGCCTTGATGGCCGCCAGCTCGGGGGCCGTCAGGGCGACGCCGTCGATGGCGGCGGCGCTCACGGTCAGCGGGCGGCGCGGCTTCTCGTGGGCGGGATTGCCGCGCGAGACGGTGAGCGCGTTCGTGCGGTTGCCGTCGAGGACTTCGGTGATGAGCGCCGGCAGGAAGGGCACGCGGCAGGCGGCCTCGAAGCGGGCGCGCACGACGATCTCGGCGGCCGTGATGTCGGAGCCCGTGCAGGCGGCCAGGGGCTGGATGCCGGAATCGGTGAACGCCTGCGCCTCGGCGGTGGTGAAGAGGCCGTCGGAGTAGCTGAACAGGTCGACGCCGGACGTGGCGCTCGTTCCGCCGGGCGTGACGACGGTGACGTGTGCGAGGCCAGTCCCCGCCGGGGAGACGGCCACCACCTGCGTCGCTGAGAGCACGGCGAACGGGGTCGCGCTGGTAGCGCCGAACTTGACGGAGGTCGCGCCGGTCAGGTCCGTGCCTGTGATGGAGACGACGCTGCCACCGGCGAGGGGGCCGCTGGCGGGGTCGAGCGCGGTGACGGTGGGGACGGCCATCTCAACTCTCGATGCTGTAGCCCACGTTGACGCGGTGCGTGGTCGCGGTGACGGAGGTGAAGCAGAGCGGCGTCGCGGCCGTGAGCACAAGCGGCGAGCGCGAGCCGTCGAAGTGCATCGGCGTGTTGGCGGCCAGCAGTGCGGCGGCGAGCGTCGCGCCTGAGCAGACGACCGTTCCTGCGGTGCCGGCTCCGGTGACATTGACCGGGATGGTGAAGGCCACGGCGCTAGAGTTTGTGGCTACGTAGGTGCCGTCGATGTTCGGCGTAGAGTTGGAGCCGCTGATGATCACCGTCGAACCCGTGGGCACGTAGGCGCCGCAGGTCACGAGGGTCGGGTTGGCGATGCTTATCGCGGTGATGGTGGCCCCGGCGATGGCGGGACCGTCCAATAGTTTGAGGTCGCCGGCGGCCGTGGCGCCGTTGGCGAGGCAAGCCCAGTGGACGACGATGCGCGAGCCAGCCGCGGGTACGGCAACGAGCACGACGTTGGTCTGCGCCGAGCCGTAGGTGGCGGAGACGGTCTTGGCGGCGGTTACCCCCGCCATGTCAGTCCATCTCCACTGTGTAGCCGACCGTCAAACGCGAGGTCGTACTCGTGACGGAGGTGAAGCAGAGCGCGGTAGCGGCGGTGAGGACGAGCGGCGAACGCTTGCAGTTCACGTAGAGCGGCGTGTTAATCGGCAGGAAGGCGTCAAAGAGGATCGTGCCACCGGAGCCGTCCAGCAGTTCGACCTCGCCGGCCGCGGCGCCGTTGCTGATGGTGAACCACTGCACGACGATCTTTGATCCTGCGGCGGGCGCTGAGACTACAGAGGCGTTTGTCTGCGTGCCGGCGTAGACCTTGCAGACGCTGTAGCCGCCCGAGACTCCGGCCATTACTTCGGCCCCTTCGTGCGCGGCTGCGGCTTCGCGGTACGCTTGGCGGTGTTCTCAGGCGCCGCCTTCTCAGCCGTCTCGATGACCGGCTCAGGCTTCGCGTCCTTGACGATCTCGGCGATGCCGTTGCGCACGAGGTCGGCGATGACGCCGGGATGCGTGATCTCGACGATGCCCCCAGCCTCGGGCCAAGGCTCGCCGTCATGCGTGCCGCTGGGGCTTCTGAGCATGCGGAGCCTCATCAGTTGCCCCCTTCGACGAGGTACCAGACCACGTAGTCGATGGTGGTCGCCGTGGTGGTCACGGTGCCGGTACGCAGCATCGAGACGGGCGTGTTGGCCAGTGACCAGTGGCCCAGGTGCGTCGCCGTGACGTTGGCCGAGTCGGCACGGTTGATAACGAGGTTGTCCATGTCGGTCGTGGTCATCTGCCAGGCGACCTCCGCTCCGGCACCGACGAGGATGGCGGTCGACCCGTCGGCGTTGCCCTGCGAGCGAACGTCGACGTCGACGATCTTGTACCGCTTGCTCGGGTCGGCGGCGACGATGGTGTTGGGAGCGGTGGCGGTCGTCAGGATGTCAGCCACGGCGATGGTGCCGCTTTTGCAGAAGACACGTGGGAAGGCCATGGAACCTCACCCACCTTCGACGGTGTAGTACACGCAGTAGTCGACGGAGCTGGCGCCGGTGACGGTGGCGGTCAGGCCCTTGATGAGCAGGCCGTCGCCCTTGGTGAGCGCGGTGCCGAGCTTGGTGCAGGTCATGCCGGAGGTGCCCTCGCGGAGGATGAGGTTGGCGGTCATGCTCGCCGCCGTGCCGACCATGACCTCGTTGGTGCTCGAGGAGTCGGAGACGTTGACGGAGGCGGTCGTGGCGACGGTGCCGCCGAGGGCGCGCATCCAGCCGCCGACGACGCGGATGGTGCGGTCGGCGGCGCCGGGCACGATGAGCACGCCGGCGGTGGTGAGGGTTGCGGCGAGGCAGTTGCCGGCGGCGCAGCGGAGTCTTGGATAAGCAGCCATTTACGGATGCCTTTCTGTTGAGGTGGCGGCGGGCCATTGACGGCCCGCCGCCCGTAACGGTCTTGAGTCTTACGCCATGATCATGTGCTTGATGGCGTCGGTCTGACCGAGGTCGCCGTCGACCCAGATCGCGTATCTGAACGTCTGCTCGAAGTGGGTGAAGGCCACCGACGGGTCACGGTCGAAGACCATGCCGGGGCCGCTGTAGCGCACCCAGTAGTGGCTGAAGTCGCCGTAGACGATGGGATGGTTGGCGGTGGCCACAGTCTCACCGCTCGCTTCCTCGTAGCAGGGGTTGCCGAGCAGACGGTCGGGCTCGTTGCCGACCGTGCTGGGGCTCCAGAGGTAGCGACCTTCGTCGTCCTTCATCTTGGCGAGGATGACGTAGGCGGTGGTGCTGAACAGCCAGGCGCAGGACGGGCTCATCCTGTAGCCGGGCAGCACGCTGAGCTTGAGCGAGATCAGTTCGTCGAAGGTGAACGTGCCGACCGCCGCGGCAGTGACGCCGAGCGTGGTGGTCGTGGTGGTCTTGCCGAACACGCCCTGAGGCAGCGTGCCGGTGCCGGCACCGGCGGCGAGGCCAGCGGCGACGGAGGTGGCGATGGCGCGCCCGGCGAGGTCGCCGAGCAGGCTGGCGAAGTTGATGTCCGAAGACGCCAGCATTTCGTCTGCCACGGCGAAGAAGCCGTCATACCGCTGAGCACCCAGGGTCGTGCGGCCGAGGACGGGATCAGAGACAGTGGCGGCCGCACCTTCCGCGTGGGCCGAGGCGGCGGCATCGGTGGTCAGGTTCGGGATGTACATGATCTCGAAACCCGGCGTGCGGATGATCGAAGGATTCGCCTTGAGCAGCCCAGACTGGGCGTTCATGTGCATCTCGACGGTCTGCCACACCGGGTTCGCGAACGTGTACTTGCCGTAGATCGTGGTGTCGATGGTGGTCATGTCCGTGCGGTACTCAGGAGCGCCTATCGGCACCGTGAGCGTCTGCGTCTCACCCTTCATGAAGGCGCGGGCCGCGTCGCGCTGCACCTGCGCTTGGTCGGCTGGCACCGCGGGCGCCGTCTGGTAGCGGGCGCGCTCCTCCGACACGGAGGCTTCGGCGACGGCGAGATCCTGTTCCTTCTGGATCGCCTCGCGGTATACCCGCTCATCGGACATCGCCCGCTGGAAGGATTCGTCTGCCTCGGCGGAGAGGACGGGGTTGTCTCCCGCCTCCTCGACGATGCGGCGGCCTTCCTCGATCGCTTGGTTCCGCTTGTCAATGAGCAAGCGGATTCTGTCGCTGTTCTCCATCACGAGCCTTTCATTTGCTGACATTCGCCGAGCCAGAGCTTGGCTGCGTTCACGGGCGTAGCGCGCTTCGGCTCCGGCGGCAGGGCTTCGACGGGTGCCGTTTCCGGCGGCGCGTCGACGGGCTCTGCGGTGGCCGCATCGCGGGTGGTGAGCAGTTCGGTGATCGTCTCGGCTTCGGCGTCGATGCCGAGCGCCTTGGCGTAGCTGCGGACAGCGCGCTTCACGTCGACCAGGGTCTCGGGGTTCGCGCCCCACAGGACTGGCGAGCACTCCCACAGACGGACCTCGGTCAGCGTCCGGTGCGGCAGCTGGCCTTCGCGTTCCTCCCACTTGTCGCGTATGACCTCGAAGCTGAACGAGGACTGGCGCACCTTCCCGGTGGCGATCTTGCGGTGGGCGCTTATGCCATCCGGGTCGAGCAGGTCGAGGTCGGCCTCGTAGTTCAGCGCGTGCTCATCGGTGTCGAAGCGCGCGGTGCCGCTGTCTTCGGTGCCGAGCACGCGGTTCGGATCGTGGCCGAGCACCACGGCGAGGCCGTCGTGCTCCTTGAGTGTTTTCGCGAAGGCGCGAGGGCTCACGGACTCGGTGAACCCGGCGACCTCGTACTCGTTGCCGAACACGGCACCCGTGCCGCGAATGGTCACGGTGTTATCCGCGGCCGAGCGCACCTCAACGGGCGCAGTGACGATGCGCGTCTCAATCACTTGGATGCCTCCTGTCTGACGATAGCCAGAGGTGTGTAGTGCTTGCAGGGCGCCGGCAGCGCGAGCACGAAGTTCTCCGCGTTCTGCACCACGGTCACGCCGTGCATTTCGAGGAACTTCTTCGAGCCGCAGATACCGTCCATGGCGACCACGACGTTAGCGCAGCAGCCGCCGCAGCCGACGCAGGGCTTCCCGCAGGTGAAGACGCGGCAGATGCGCGGGCGGTTCTCATAGTCACGGCAGGGCAACGGGAGCCTGGCCTGGGTCTGTGGACGGAACAACGAGCGACCCGTCCTCGCCAATCGGCGCGTAGCTGGTCTGCATGTAGCGGGCGTCGCCGCCCTTGTAGGGGTTCTGATTCTCGAGGCGGCGGATATCGTTGGGGCTGAAGGCGCCGTTGCGCACCATGGAGTCGTAGAACGAGGCGCGGGCGGCGCTGTCACCACGCATCAGGCCGTTGACCGTGAAGCGCGCCAAGTTCAGCGGGTCGCCGTACTGCACGAGGCGCGTGAGGGCGGCCTCGATGCGGACCAGCCAGGGGAGCAGGGTGTGCGTCACGAACATTGTCTGCTGCTGTTCGATGCCGGTGCCCCAGCTCGAATCCTTCTCGACGTCGGCGATCATGTGCGGCGGCACGCGGAACCAGCGCGCGACCTCGCTCACCTGGAACGAGCGCGTCTGCAAGAACTGCGCCTGTTCCTGCGTCATTGACATCGACTTGTACGTCGCGCCAGAGAGGATTGCCACGCCCTGCGCATTCGCCGCCCCGCCGTGCTTGGCCGTGAATATCTCCCACATCTCCTTCGCCTCGGGCTGCGTCATGCCGGGCTGCGCCTCGAGGACGGCGGAGACCGTGGCGCCGTTGTGGTAGAAGGCGTTGCCGAAGGTCTCGGCCCCGAGGCCGAGGTCGATGGTCTGGCGGGCACATTCCACCGGTGAGAGGCCGCGAATGCTCCCCGGAAGCATGAGGCCGGGGATGTGGACGCACTGCTGCTGGGACAGGGTCTCGCCGCCCCATCTGTACGTGAGCGCATTCGTCGTCGGGTCGCGCTGGACGCTCACCACGCGCGGATCGAGTGGCCACAGTTCAAGGTACTCGCCGCTGCGAACAAGGCCCCAGAAGGCATTCCCGTCAAGCAGCAGGCTGGTCACCGTCTGCTGCACGAACTGCGGCCATGTGGACTCGGGGTTCGGGCGCTCCATCCAGTCGGGCGACTTCCCGGAAAAGCGGAGGTTCGGCGGGTAGTCCTTGTAGACACCGATGGGCAGGGTCATCACCGTCTCGCTGATGAGCGACACGGCGGCGTAGACGGCTGAGAACGTGAGCGCGGTCTCGTGGCTGATTGGCGTGGCCAAACTGAAGCCCGGGCTACCGCCCCATGAGAAGCCGCTATCGAATGGGGACGTGAACGGCGAACGCAGCGAACGCAGGGACCGTCCGATGAGGCTCACTCGGACGCCTTTCGCGGTCGGTCAATCAGAAAGGCTGCCGCCAGGCAGAGCGCGCCGGCGACTGTGATGGCTAGATAAGGATGGACAAGTCCAGCGAGCAGGATGAGCCCACCCGCCAGAAGCCCGGCGCCGGCGATGTCGAGCGCGATTGTGAGGTGGCGCAAGCAGCGTCCTCCGCGTTGACCGACTCCATCGTGGGGGACGTCAAGCCTTTAGCCGGGGCCAATTTTCAGGCGGCGTCGAAACTGAAGGCGGCGGACTTCTTCACGGGTTCCTGCGGCGCCATGGCGCGCTCGAGGGCGATGAGCTGACTCGTGATCCCGTCGATGGAGTCCGGCGACTTCTTCTTGCTCGGCCGCATGGCCTCGTAGGGGTTCACCTCGGCGACCACGTTCTGACTCATCCAGCGCATCGCCGGGTTGCCGCCGTGGTCGATGAGGTAGTCGACAAGCAGCTTCTCGTAGAGCCGGCAGGGAGCGTTCATCACGCTGGCGTACTGACTCACCTTCTCCATCACTAGCTTGTCCAGGTCGAACTCGTCAAGCAGCGTGATGATGTGCGGTGCGTGCCAGGGGTCGTAGCCGAGCGCCCGCACGTCGAAGGTGTGGCAGTCGGCGGCGATCTGCGCGGCCACGGCGCGGTAGTCCATGGAGGCGCCGGGAACGAGGTTGACGTAGCCGGCCTCAGCCCAGGAGCGGATGTCGTCACGCATCCGGGCGCGGCCGGCCAGCGAGCCTTCGGGAATCCAGAGGCGCGTGAGTACGTCGGCGCCGTCGTCCTCGTCGTGAGGGAACCACCACGAGAGGGCGGTGAAGTCCTTGGTGCTTGACAGGTCGAGACCGCCGAAGCAAGGCCGCCCGACGTTGCGCAGGGCGATGCGCTCGGGACCGGACGACTGCCCGCAGGCGTCCCATGCGTCGATCGGCAACCAAGCCTCGTCGACGGTCACCCACTGATTGAGGCGCAGACGCAGGAAGGCGCGCTTGGCCGAGGGGATGCGCTGCGCCTGACGATGGGCGCGGCGGAAGTCTTCGATGTCGAGCACGCCGGCCTGCAGCATGGGATTGCAGGCGTACCAGGTGGCCTCATCTTCCCAATCGGCGTCGGGCGGCGCGGCATAGATCTGCGCGAAGAACGAGGGGTCATCGGCGATTCCGGCGAGCACGTCGCGGGCGTACTCGTGCATGTCCCACGCGGGGCCGGTCTGGAAGGCGCCGGCGGTCGTGAGGATGAACAGCAGGGGCTGTTCGCGAGCGCCCATGCCCTCCTGGATCACGTCGAGCAGGTCGCGACTACGGTGGCGGTGCAGTTCGTCCACGGCGGCGGCGCTCGGGTTGATGCCGTCCTCGTAGTTGGCGTCCGACGAGAGCGCCTGATAGTAGGAGTCGAGGGCGGCGACATAGATGCGTTTGTCGCGGTCGTAGAGCTTGACCGGCTGGCCGCGGAACTTCGGGAAGAGGGCCGGCGAACGGCGCACCGAGGCGGCCATGATCTTGTACATGCGGCCGGCTCCCTCACGAGTCGGCGCCCCCGTGTAGACCTCGCCGCCGTGTTCCTCTTCGTCGTAGAGGCATTTGAGCAGGCAGCCGGCGATGTCCGTCGTCTTGGAGTTCTTCTTTGGCACCTCACGGTAAATCGTGCGGTAGCGGCGGCGGCCGTCGGCGTTGAGGGTGCCGAAAACGGAGCGCAGGAAGGCGGCCTGGTCGGGCGTGGGAACGAAGGGGACCGGGCGGCCCTTGGTCAGGTAGAGGCGCTTGCAGAAGAAGAGAACTGCACGATCGCCGGCAGCCTTGCCGGGGTCGGGCCGGGCGCTCATAAAAGTCTTCATACGGGCGGATTGCCGTCGAGGTCGCTGTCGTCGTCAGGCGGCAGCGGTTCTTCGCGACCGAGCCTCATGCGAGCCATCGGCGAGAGACCGAGGTCGGAGCGGTGACGCTGGAGGGACTGGCGCCACTGATTCAGCAGCATGGCGACGGGGTTCTTGACGGGGCCGTTCGCGCCCTCGACGACGAAGCCGCGGCAGCTCAGCTGGCGTTCGCACTGCAGCACGCGGGCATGGCAGAGGCAGTAGTCGACCACGCCGGTCGCATCGGTCTTCGTGAGCATGCCGCGGCGCTCAAGCTCCATCACGGTGAGTTCCCATTCGGCGTGCGCGTCCTCGACGAGACGCTTCGTGTTGCGGCCCCCGAAGATGTGCCGCCAATCGGGCTCGCCGGGGTGGTATTCGGGCGGGGATTCGGGGACGAATGCGGGGCGATGACTCGGATCTTGGCCGCCCTTGACGACTCGCAGAGATGACGGCTTCTTCGCCGGTCCTCGGCTACCCATCA